GTCCGACAAAAGAAACATCCACGCACTTATTGAAAAAGAAGCGCCTAGTTTAAATAACTTATTAGATCCAGAAGATGTAAAAGAATTCAAAGCCATGACAGTCGAGCTTAGAGACACATGGACTAAGAAACAAGTATTTAGAACAGAAACAGAAATGAGAATGTCTGTTTTACAGGATGCTAAATATCCAACTAAAGCTGCAAAATATTGGCAGTGTGTAAGAGAACAAAATGTATTTTTAGAAAATTTAATGAGTTTATCATTCGATTGTAGAAGATCAGAAGCTAAAATTAAATGGTTAGAAAAAAAAATAGAAACAGAAAAAGACGAATACAAATTAACAAAATATCAAATAGATTTAGATGAAGCTAGATATGGTTTAGCAAATATGCAGTTAGTTGCAAAGGATCGTATGAGAGAAATTAAACTATGGTCAACATTGAAGAAAGAATTTGATGATGGTTCATTTGATACAAAAGATGTAAACAGACATCAATTGGATTCATATCATTTGATAATGAAAAATAAAGCTGAAACATTATCTTCAGGTTCATCTCAACCAGAAATTTTCAACGTATTAGGTCAATTAAAAACAATCGAGAGAGTCAAGAAGTCTGGAGAGATGTTATACAATAAGAAAGAACAACTGACTAATGACCTCAACGCAAAACCAAAATAATAATTTTAATTTTGTATTTTTAGGACAATCAATATTAAGATATAAAGTTCCATTAGATATTTATTTAAGCATAAATAAAATTTATGAATCAAAGTATCAACAATTAGAACCTGCCAACAAACAGCTTATTGGAAAAATAGAAAAAGAACATAGCTTATTTTATGATGGAAGTGATACGAGTAAAATAAATAAACATAATTTTTTACCAAGAAATGTTATAAGGTGGTTTCATGAAAGATTTATTCATTACCTTAAATTCAATAGGGTAAGAAAATTTGAATTGCATTTTAATTCTGTTTGGATTAATCAAATGTTTCAACATGAATACAATCCGGTTCACATTCACCAAGGAGAACAATTTACAGGACTATCGAGTGTTATGATTTTAAAATTACCAGAAAGTTTTGGTGTTGAATATTCTGCACCTGATTCACCTCAAAATGGAAGATTATCAATTTTAGGATCTGCAAGCGGACAATTTTCAACTGTTGATTATTCTCCAAATGTAGAAGCAGGAGATTTTTTTATTTTTCCTTATGATATGAGACATTGTGTTTACCCTTTTAATGGGCCTGGTATGAGAAGGACACTAGCTGCAAACATGGATGTGTTATATGATCCTGTAAAACATAGAGGAATACAGTAATGTACGAAAACAAAATAATAACAGAACCAAAATGGAAAAGTTGGATTATTCAAACTACAACTCCGTTATTTACACCTGATCAATGTAGACAGATAATAGAATGTGGAAGAAGACAACCACCAAAAAAAGCACAAGTTGGTATGAATAAACCTGGTGGTGGAGTAGATACGAACAAAAGAGTTACAACAATTTCGTGGATACCTTTTCAGGAAATGGCTCACATGTATCAAGATCTAAATCAATTTATACAAAAAGCAAATGAGAATCATTTTGGTTTTGGAGATATACAAGTAACAGAAAACGCACAATTTACTGAGTATCCTGTAGGTGGATTTTATGATTGGCATATGGATTGTGATGTGAGCATGGCCCATGAACCACCAGTAAGAAAAATATCGATGACACTTTTATTAAATGACCCGTCTGAGTTTGAAGGAGGACATTTAGAATTAATGGCACCTGGTAAGTTTGCAGAGTTAAAACAGGGACATGCAATAGTATTTGCATCTTTTTTAAACCATAGGGTTCAAAAAGTTTCTAGAGGAGTAAGACAATCTTTAGTAGTTTGGTTTGGAGGGAAACCTTTTAGATGATTAAAGAACAATTTTTTCCAACAACAATTTATGGAAAAGATATACAAATTGATAATAGACTATTTGAAAAAGAAATACTTGAGTGGTCAAAAAGAGATAATGGTGTAACTAAAACAAACATGAATGGTTGGCACTCTCAAAACGGAATGGAAAAAATACCAGTCTTCAAACCATTAGTAGATGAATTATTTATTATGATGAAAGAAATATGGAAAGAAGAATGGCTTGATAGAGAGCCAATTCTTGGAAACATGTGGGCAAATGTAAATTATCCTAATGGATATAACAGACCACACATACATCCTAATTCATTATTTAGTGGAGTTTATTATATAAAGGCTCCCGAAAACTGTGGTGAGTTAGTTTGTAATGACCCAAGACCAGGTGTACAAACAAACATGCCTGCCAGAATTAAAGGTAAGCCTCCTAAACATTTATGGAGAGAGTGTCATATCAGTCCGATTGAGGGAAGAATAATAATGTTTCCTGCTTGGTTATGGCATTGTGTTGAACCAAACAAGAGTAATGATATAAGGATATCTGTAAGTTTTAATTTTATACAACATGGCTTTTAATAAATTTCAAGTAATCAAAAACGCTTTATCATACGATATTTCTAATTTCATATTTAATTATTTTTTACTGAAGAGAGATGCTGTAAAATTTATGTATGATAATAATATTGTTTATGATGTAGGTTTACTTGGAACATGGAAAGACAAACAAATACCTAATACATATTCACATTACTCAGATCCTGTAATGGAAACTTTATTGGTAAAGATGCTACCAGTCATGGCTGAAAAAACAGGTTTGCAATTAGTACCGACATATTCATATGCAAGAATATATAAAAACGGTGATGAATTAAAAAGACATAAAGATAGACCAAGCTGTGAAATATCTACAACATTAAATTTAGGTGGAGATCCATGGCCAATATTTATTGATGGAACAGGAGCTGATACAGTTATAAACGAACAAAAGAATATACATAAACCTAATGCGCCAGCAGGCACAGAGGTATTATTGGATGTAGGAGACATGTTAGTATACAGTGGTTGTGATTTAGAACATTGGAGAAAACCTTTTGAGGGTCAAGTTTGTGGCCAAGTTTTCTTACATTATAATCATGTTAATGGCCCATTTGCTGATAAAAATAAGTTTGATGGTAGACCTATGTTAGGTATACCAAAAATAGGATAGGGTTTATAGGATGAGTTTTTTAGTTTATACTTAATATTATGGCATTACGTAAAGTACAATTAATACCAGGATTTGATAAACAAATTACTGAAACAGGAGCTGAAGGACGATGGACCGGGGGCCAGTACGTAAGGTTTAGATATGGTCTACCTGAAAAAATAGGTGGTTGGTCACAAAAAGGCGCAACAAGTCTTGTAGGTGTGGCTAGAGATCAACACACTTGGTTTGACTTATCAGGCAATAGATATGCAGCCATTGGTACAGATAAAGTTTTATACATTTACTATGAAGGTACTTTTTACGATATCCACCCATTAGATGCTTCAAAACAAAAGGCAGGAATGACTAATTGTTTTACAACAACAAATGGTTCACCTACAGTTACAGTAAGCACAGGAACAGGACATGGTTTAGCTGAGGGAGATTTAATAGTTTTCTCATCTGTAAGTTTAATTCCTGGATCTTCAGGATTTACTGCTGCAGATTTCACACAAACATTTGAAGTTAAAACAGTTCCAACAACAACTACTTTTACAATTACAATGTCAAAAAATGAATCAGGAACTGCTTTCACGACTACCGGAACCGCGACTTTGGATGCTTACTTTGTAGTAGGACCAAGATTTCAATTACCTGGATTTGGTTGGGCAACAGGACAATGGGGTGGTACAACCACAACCTCAACTACAACAATCAACAACTCAGGAACTTTTGCTGCAGGAGCTACGTCAGTTGTTTTAACATCATCAGCAACTATGCCTGCAACTGGAACTTTACTTATAGGATCAGGAGCTAACGCAGAATTAGTCACATACACATCTAATAATACGGCCACAAATACAATATCAGGAATTTCAAGAGGACAGGGAGGAACTTCAGATGTAACACACGCAAATGGCTCTACGGTTCAAGATGCATCAAGTTATACAGGATGGGGATCTGCTACAGCTGCAGGAGTAATACTTGATCCAGGTCAGTGGAGGCTAACTAATTTTGGTCAAAAACTAATTGCATTGATATTTAATAGTGTTTGTGTTGAATGGGATCCATCATCGGCAGGTGCTTTATCAAATCCTAATAGAGCTACGCTTGTTACGGGTGCACCAACAGCTTCAAGAGATATGATCGTTTCTACACCTGACAGACACTTATGTTTCTTTGGTACTGAAACAACAATAGGAACAACAAGCACTCAAGATGATATGTTTTTAAGATTCTCTGACCAAGAAGATATAAACGTTTATACACCGACAGCTACCAACACAGCAGGTACACAAAGACTTGCTGATGGTTCAAGAATTATGGGTGCTCTAGTTGGAAGAAATGGTAATTACATTTGGACTGATACAGCTTTATTTACCATGAGATTTATTGGTGCTCCGTTCACATTTGGTTTTGAACAAGTTGGTACAAACTGTGGTTTGATATCACAACATGCAGCAATAGAGGTAGATGGTATTATATATTGGATGTCTGAAGATAGCTTCTTTTACTTTGATGGTGCATCTGTTAAAAAACTCCCTTGTTTAGTTGAAGACTACGTATTTGGTGATTTAAACAATGATGCTGAATTAATTGTACACGCAGGTGTAAATGATAAATTTAATGAGATAACTTGGTTTTATCCTACAGCAGGATCTACATCAGTAGATAGATCTGTAACTTATAATACAAGAGATTCACAAAGTATACCTGGTGGAGTTTGGACAACTAATGATGGAGCTTTATTAAAAAGAACTACTTGGGTTGATCAAGGTGTATTTGGTAAACCTCTTGCAACTTCATACAATGCATCTGAATCACCATCACAAGGAGAGATACCTGGAATATCAAATGGTGCTACCACGTACTACGAACACGAAACAGGAAACGATCAAGTTCTTGCTGATGGAACAACAACAGCGATACCAGCACAAATAGAATCTGGAGACTTTGATATTGATCAAGGTGGAGATGGTGAGTTTATGATGAGAATAGCACGGTTTATTCCTGACTTCAAAAACCAAGTTGGTAATGCTCAGGTAACTATTTTTTTAAGAGACTTTCCCTCAGATACAAGATCTTCATCAGCATCTGGACCCTTAATTACAGGACCCTTCACAGTCACGACAAGCACAAAACAAATATTTTGTAGGTCACGAGGCAGAGCTGCATCTTTTAAGATTGCAAATACAGGGACAGGTCAAACTTGGAGATTCGGAACTTTTAGAGCAGATGTACAAATAGGAGGTAGAAGATAATGGCAAAAATAAATGAAATTGTTTCACAAGCAACACCAGAATATCAACCATCAAACTTGAACCAATTTGGTAGAGATATAAACAATATTATACAAACATTGAATAGCACTTACCCACAGGATATAAAAGAGGAGTCTGAAGCAATATCTTACTTTTTAAATGATTAATGGCTAAAAAGAAAAAAAGTCAATTTGGAACTGCTTGGTACGAACGAACAAAACCCAGAAAAAGACCTGGCAGACACAAAAAAAACCTTAACAAAAGTGAAAAACGGATGTATAAGAAATACAATCGACAAGGAAGATAATGGCAAATAAATTTGTAAACAGACAATTTAATCTAACAACAACTAATCCAGTATCAGTTTATACTTGTCCTGCAGAGACAGTGGCAATGATTAAAAGTGTGCAAGTTTTAAATTCAAGTAGTGGCACCGTAAGTGTGACAGCGTCTATAAGAGATAATTCAGCATCTGCAGATTTTAATTTTTCAAAAAGAACATTAGCAACTGGTACCTCATCAGATTTAATAACAGGTGTGAAAGTATTTGAAGAAAATGATATTTTAAAAATAAAATCAAGTCACACTAGCGTGGTTACAGGAACAGTAGCAATTCTAGAACAAGATAGAAATTAATGACAAAATACACAATAATTAATGGAGAAAAGGTTCCAGTAATTCAATGTGAAGCTGAAACAATAATATCCAATATAAAAACAGGAAAGATTTACAAAAATGAAGAAGAAGTAAAGCTTGAAAATCCTGATCCAAAAGATATAAAAAGAGATGTCAAAATTATCATACCCAAAGGATTTGATGTTGTTGGAGAAGAGCCTTTAAAATGAAAGCCGCAGGCGGAACAGAAATTCAATACGCAGAGTTAGAAAAAAGAATAGATCCAAGCTATTTTAAAAAAATTCAAATAACTACATCTGTGCCAGAAAAAGAACCTATAGATCCTGATAAAATTAATATCTTATGGATGAAAAATTCATACGACCAACCAAACATCGCTCCTTGGTTTAGAATAAAAGAAAACCATAGAAAGTATGATTGGTATGTTTTTAATACTCATTGGTGCTATGAAAAATTTAGGTATGCATTCGGATTACCTACACATAAATGTTGTGTCATCAAAAACGCGTTGCCAACTACAGAATGGATTGAAAGACCAAAATTTAAAAAAGGAGATCCAATAAAATTAATACACACTTCAACTCCTTGGCGTGGGTTAAACGTTTTATTAGGCGCAATGGAATTAATAAAAAGAGATGATATTACATTAGATGTTTACAGCTCAACAAAAATTTATGGCAGCGCATTTGAAAAACATAATGATGAACAATTCAAACCTATGTATGATAAAATGGAAAGCTTAAAAAATGTTAATCATATCGGGTACAAACCTAATAATGAAATAATACAAGCTATGCAAAAGACACAGATTTTTGCTTACCCATCTATTTGGGAGGAAACTTGTTGCATATCCGCTATTGAAGCAATGGCTGCTGGCAATATGGCAGTTGTAACAAATTTTGGAGCGTTGTTTGAAACCTGTACTGAGTATGCTCATTATGTAAATTATGAAACAGATATGTATACTTTAGCAAAAAAATTTAAGGTCATTATTGAGTTTGTTGCTGATAACTATCATGAACCCGTTCTTCATGACAGATTAAAAGATCAAATGAAGTATTACAGAACTTTTTACAATTGGGACATGAGAGCAAAAGAATGGACGAGTTTGTTTGATCAATTATTAAACCTGAAAGGATATGCATGACAATCAAAATAGATGAGAGAAGTATTATTAATGAAAAAAATATATTTGGACAAAACACGGATAAAGGTAATGATGTATTAGAGTGGGACAAAAAACAAAAACATCCTATCAAACTATTTTTTACTTCTCCTTGTCATGGAGGAGTTGATATACATTATGTTAGAGCAACATTAGAACTTCAAGCCATGTTACAAAGACATAAAATTCCTGTGACTTTTCATTTAATTCAATCATCTATTGTTACTCAAGGAAGAAATTTATGTACAGCAGCTTTTTTAAAATCAGAATGCACTCACATGTTGTTTGTTGATACAGACATAGAGTTTGATGAAACATCGGTTCTTACCATGCTTGAAGCTGATAAAGACATAGTTCTTACTCCTTACCCTATGAAAGTAATTGATTGGGATAAGGCAAAAAATATAAGTGAACAATCAGGTCGGCACATAAGTAAGTGTGGTTATTACTATCCTATGGCATTTGTAGATCCTGAAAACATAGATTGTAAAGATGGGATTACAGAAATCAAAAGAGGTCCTGCTGGATTTATGCTGATTAAAAGACGGGTATTTGAAAAAATGGCTGAAGAATATCCACATTTAAGAATACGACAACAAACTATGTTAAACCAACAAATGCGCAAAACAGACCAATTTTATAACTTTTGGGACACTGAATTTAATAAAGAAAAAGGAACTTTTATGGGAGAGGATTTTGCTTTTTGTAAAAGGTGGACTGACATTGGAGGTAAGATATATGCTAATGTGGACGCGTATATAACTCATCATGGAGACTACAGTTATAAGGGAAGGTTTATTGACGAAGGGGAAAAAATTAAGTAAATTGGAATAAATACGTATTTAAAACAGGAGAAATATGGATCCAGCAACACTAGCAACCATGTATGCCATCAATGTCGGTATAAACGCATTAGGTGGTAAAAGAGGTTCAACACTATTCAAAGACTCATTCGGAGATACAGCAGTTCAAGCTTTAACCATGCAAGCAACAGGTGGTTTTAGTAAAGGACAAGGTGGTACAGGAAGTGGAGCTCCAGTGCCATTCGATTATGAATCTGCAGCATCAATGGGAACTAATATGGGTATGAAAAGGGCCGGACAGGAAGTAACAAAAAACACTTTTTTAGATAAAACAAGAGCAGGTTTAGAAAGTTTTTCAGATATGTTTAGATATCAATCAGGACCAAAAGAAGGGACTATAGATCCTTTAAAAGTTGGTATTGGCGCAGCTGGTACTGCGGGCCTTGCATATGGATTAGGAGCATTTGATCCTGTGCCACCGAAAGAACCAAAATACCCAGGCTATAATTTATTCTATGCACAAAACCCAGGTCAGTTCATGCCTTATGATGATCCAGACATGTCAGTTGATTATTCACAATATCCTGACAAACCTTACAGTGGTTTGAGATCAGGTGGAATTGCAAGCTTTCAACAAGGAGGAGAGGCAGCTCCTGATCTTTTGAGAGAGGAGTATGAAAAATACAAGCGAGAAAAAGATAGAGCTGGTGAAGAAGCAATGGATTTTGAACAGTTTAGACAATTCAGGTTACAATTTGGGCCTATGAAAGAGGGTGGTATAACACAATTAGCAATGGGTGGAAGAGCATCTAATATGCCGATGCAATCTATCGAGGAGGGTACGTCTCAAGAAGATGAAGATATAATTCCTCCACCAACAAGTGCATTGACGAGACCACCAGTAATGCCAGGTATGTTATTTGCTAAAAGTGGATCTTTAGTGGACAAATTACCCAGTAAAACAAATACAGATGAAAAAAATGAAAAAAATTATAAGAGAACTTCAGGTAAATTAGTTGTTGATGCAGCTGGTAAAGGCGATGAAGAAAAAGATACTATGTTAGCACAATTAGCTGACGGTGAGTTTGTTACTAAATCAAAAGCCGTAAGAGGTGCAGGCATTGCTTTAGGAGCAGACCCTAAAGATAAAAAACAACAAAGGGAGCTTGGTGCTAGATTTTTCTATAAACAAATGGCAGATTTAGACAAATTAGCAAAACAAATGTCTTAATGGATTTGCTTCGTATATGGAAAGATGAAGAGGTGGATAAAGTTTGGATTTTTGTTCAAGACTATATTCAAAAAGCTCTCGAAAGGTCAGGTGGATACGCTGATCATGAAGATGTTAAAGATCAGATTAAAAAAAATCTGATGCAACTGTGGGTGGCTTGGTCTGAAAAAGATAAAAAAGTTTACGCAGTTGGGGTAACAGAGTTAAAACAGTATCCTAAGTATCGAACAATGAATTTTAGGATACTTACAGGGGAGAAGATGAGATTATGGACAAAGTTTTTAGAACCAATGGAAGAATGGGCGCTAACACAAGGAGTAACTAAAATGGAATTTTATGCACGACCAGGTTGGGAAAGATTTTTAAAAACAAAAGGATATGTAAAATCGCATATTCAATTAGATAAATTTATAGGAGAAAAAAAATGAGTTCAGGTGGCGGAGGCGGAGGTGGTAGCGTACCAGCAAATACTACCAACGTTCAAACAATACGAGAAGCACCAGAGATTGAAGCTAGAAGATTAGGCTTAATGGATTCTGCTATTGAATTAGCTAGAAAACAAACTACTCCTCCTGCATTTCAAGTCGCTGGCATGACTCAAGCAGAACAAGATGCTTTAGCATTAGCTAGATCTGGACCTGCAGGTGCATCTCAAATGACTGCAGCTGATACAGCACTAGGTGCTGCACAAACAGCAGCAGGTAGAACATTTACTGCAACGGATGTTCAACAAGCTATGAATCCATTTATTCAAAATGTAATTAATCAAGTCTCTGATGATTATGCTGCTAAAGAAAATGAACTTGCTGCAAGAGCAATTGCATCTGGTAATTTTGGTGGTGGAAGAGAGGGTGTAGGTATTGCTGAATTACAAAGAGCCAAATCAGATACTATTGGTGGAATTAGAGCACAAGGTTTTCAATCAGCTTTAGGTGAATTACAAACACAAAGAGGTTTAGAAACTGAAGCTGCATTACAGGCAGCACGAGGTCAAACTGGTTTAGCACAGCAAGCTGTAGCACAAAGAGAGAGTCAGCTAGCAGGATTAGCAGGTTTAGGTGGTGTACAAAGAGGTATTGAGCAAGGTAAATTAGAAGCAGCAAGACAAACAGCTGTACAAAATATTCAAGAACCATATCAAAGAGTTGCATTTGTATCTGATATTCAATCAGGTATACCATCAGCATCTCAAGCAAGACTATCTCAAACATCTGCACCACAACCTAGTCCATTAGGTCAAGCTGTTGGAACAGGATTAGGAGCGTACGCAGCGTTCTCAGGGAGGTAACCTGTGATAGACAAACTTAAAAAACCTGTAAAAATGTCAGAGGGTGGTATTAGAAGCTTACCTATGCCTCCATCTTCTCCAAACGTTCCTGCTGTGTACAATCAAGCACCTTTGTTTTCTTTAAAAGGTTTGCAACAAAGATATGCTGGATTACCGGGTTATATTAGAAAACCAGCTAGTGCAATTGGAGGATTTATTTTTCCAAGAAATCCTTATGTAAGAGCTGCTATGTATGGCATTCCTGCATTTCAAGCAGCAGGGGGACTTGAAGGCATAAAAGAAAAATTAAATCCGACTGTTGATACAATTATTGAAAGATCAAAACGTAATAATTCAAGTGGTGTCAAAACCGTTACCCTTGAAGAGTTGGGTATATCTCCAATGATGGACGCACAAGAAAAGTTAGGTTCTGATTTAACAGCAGCTGCAAATGAATCTGTGCCTTTAATACCTGGCTCAGATGTTTTATCTGACAGTGTTATAAACAAAATTAAAGATGATTCAGGTATTACTTTACCGCCAGATGGAGCAAATATTGTAAGACAAGCAGACGCGAATGATGGTTTTGTTTTACCAAATGTAATAGAAGAAAAAGAAACTTTAGAAACTGTAGATGAAAAAGTGTCAGATCCTCAATTTGATGAAGGAGATTCTTTAAGTCCTGTCATAGATATAGATGAAGAAGAAGTAGACAAAGAATATACAAACAGAGATGATCAAAACAAAAAAGCTAGTCAAATTTATTACGATAATATTTTTCAAGAAGTGATAAAAAGCGGTAGATCTGCAGAGGCCTTGATGCTTGATCAACAAGTAAAAGACATCATGGGTCCTGAGAGTAAAAGATCTAAAAATTTATTATTACTGCAGCTCGCTTCAAATTTAATATCAGGTAGAACAGATCAACCTGGATTCAAAGGTTTTTTAGATGTTTTAGGTCAGGCAGGTAACAAAACTATACCTTTAGCATTAGCATTAGAAGAACAAAGAAGAGAGGATGAAAGAGAACTCAAAAAAGCTTTAATAAATGCAAGAGGTAAAACAAATTTATCAAAGATGGGGAAAATTGAAGGTATTGGAGTTTTTATGGATGAAAATGGTGAAAAAAGAAAAGGTCCTTTAAAATATTCTGAGCAAGGAATACCTTATGTAACAGTATTTGATCCAAACGGAAAAAATCCAAGAGACATAAATGTAGATGGTAAATTAATTGAAACAATGCAATTTCCTGATCCTAAACAAAAACAAAATGTATTGAATGAAATTAAAATGTTTTCAAGAGCATTAAAAGGAAGTAGAGAGATTTTAGATACAGCAACTAGAATACCAAGTGATATCGGTGCAGTTGGAACGGTCAAAAGAACTTTCCTTAGAGCAAAAGATATTATTGATCAAGTAAGTGGTAACTTAAATTATGATGATGTAAGAGCAGATCTTGGTTTACTTCAAAGTCAAATAGTAAGTAATATAAATGAAAATAGATCAACATATACAGAAGATGAGTTTGATGAAGTACAAAAGGAAATACAAAAATTATTTTCAACCACAGACAATATAATGAAAGAGGCAGGAAGCGAAGACAATGCTTTAGCAAGACAAGCAAAGATAAGATCTATTCAGTTATTTACATCTTATGCATTAGCTAATATTTTAAAAAATAAAGATAGACTAGCGGTACAAGATATTAAAAGAGCAGAACAAATAACTGACGCTTTTGGTTTATTAAAATCACCAACAGATATAATTTATGCTTATAAAGAATTATCTGATCAACTTGAAGAGGCACTGGCTGATAAAATTGCTTTTGCAGATAGTATTGGAATATCTGATGCTACAATTGATAAACTAAGATTTGAAACAGAAGGCGATGCTAAAAAAAGAGAAAGAATAGATAAAACATTAGATGATATATTAGATGCTGAATTACAAGGTTATGGAGGTATTGAAGATATATTAAAATTATTGAAGTTTGATAACATACCTATCATAGGACCAACGGAGATACCATAATGGACATAGAAAAATTACAGAATTTATTAAACAGTAATAGAATTGATATTAGAAGTCTTAATCAAACTCAAAGGTTGTTTTTAAAAAAATTACAAGAAAGAGATTTAATTAAAACTAAACCAATAGATCAAATAGCAAAAGAGCAGAAAGAAGCAAGAGATCAAGTAGCAAAAGAAAAAAACTTATATACTGACCCTATAAAAACTATGACGGCGGATAAAGTTAATAGGGGTAAAGTTGCAACTTATACTGACATCGGTGTGTTACTGGGTGTTCTACTAAACGGTAGAAAAAGTGCCATGAAACTTTTACTAAATCCTGGTAGAGGCATGCAGGAGTTAGCTATGATAAAATCTAATTTTAAAAATCCTACTTTAAATAAATTTTTTACAGGACTAAAACAACTTAAAGCAACTGCACAAGGAACTGCTGGAGAATTAAAAGCACAATTAGCTTTAAGATCTGTAATTGGTGGAACAACAGGTTATGTAGGAGGAGCTTTAGCATATGATTTAGCTGATGAAGTTACAAGAGATTTGATGGATCTTAAAAAAAATGTAGGAGACAAAACTTACAAAGAACTATCTGAACAAAATCAATTAGTTAGATCTTTACAAGATTTGAGAGCTGGTCTAATTTTTAATGGAGGTGCTGAATTACTTGGTCCATTAGCTTCTTACGGTGCTTACGGTCTTAGAAAAGGCTTTGGTTTAGAAACAGAATACTCAAGAACATTAGCTCAAATAGCCAAAACAAACAATTTAGATGCAACGTACATTATGTTGGCAGATCCAAACACAATTGGTGGTAAAGTTCTTAAAACAATTAACAGAATATTTGGACAGCTTCCGGTAGTAGGTGGTCCAGCTAAAAAAGCTCAATTAGAAGCCATAGAAAAATTTAATATAATGTCTCAAAGAGCTTTTAATATTGCTCCTGGAATGCACCTTGCAACTGCAAGTGCAGCATCAGAAAAGGCTGCTGATGCAATTTTAAGAAGATATGTTCAATTTCAAAAAATGAACGATATTAATTATAATAGAGTGTATGACATGGCAAAAAGCTATGGTGATCCTAGATTTATTGATTTATCTTCAGTTGGAAATTTATTAAGATCAATGGAAAATAGTGCTTACGCACCACCTGAAGTCAAGAATGCTTTTAGATTTCAAGAAATTCAAACTCCGTTAGGAAACTTTATTGATGCTTACAAAAAAATTGTAGCTAATAATAGACCTATTTCAATTACAGAATATGTTGAACTTAGAAAAATGTTGAATCAAACAACAGCTAGCATGAACAAAAACGATCCTTTAGTAGCTACTTATTCTAAATTACAAACTGCATTAGAACAAGATTTTGCAAGAGCATCTTTAGATGCAGGTAGAGAAATAACTTTAAAATTTCCTATGAGACAAACAGATGCTATGACAGCTACTGGTGGTGCAGTACAGCAAGAAGTAAAAAGCACATTAGGTGATTTAGGTTTTGGTCAATATGAACGAAAACAATTAAAAGAAGCGATAGAAGATGCATTTGGATTTTATGCAAATAATATAAAAACATTTGAGTCGAGAACAGCTAGAATGGCCTCTGCTTTTGATCAAAATGCTTTGTCTTTAAAACAATTACAAGGATTTTCACAAGCTGGCTCAAAAGAAAAAGATCAAATTTTAAAAACATTATCTAGAAATATTTTACAAATGAAAAGTGGATACAGTTTTGATGCTATAACAGATTTACAAAAACTTTTAGATGCTGATGTATATAAAGTAAGTGCAGTCACCGATGCTACTGGTGCTACAATTTACAAGCCTAAATTAGTAAGACAAGGCACAAAAGAAGGAAACAAAACTTTAGAAGATTTATGGGGAGCGCATGTTGGTGATGCATATCAATTGTCATTCAAACCACTTGAAAAAGACTCACTTCAAACTTGGATAAAATCTTTGTTTGCAAAAGAAAGTGCACAAGCTCAAGCAACTGGAATGTATAAAAATTTAAGTGAACTTAGAGGACCTAATGGTCTTCCTATAAATAATATGGGTAAAGGTAATTTAGTTTTTGATCCAGATGTTTTTAGAAAATTAGTTTTACCTAATGAAGCTGCATCAACTCAATTTAGAATTATTTTTGGACCAGCAAAAGCTAACAAAATGTTAAAACAATATGATGATTTTCTATCTTACATGGATGCTGTAAAGTCATATACAGTGCCTGATCCATCTACTTTTTTAGCTAGAAGATTAGTGCTAACAGGCGGAGCTACCGGATCATTTTATGGATTAGGTGTGTTACCAACTTTTTTAATGCTTCTCATGGGAAGGTATGCAAATAAAATATTATCTAATCCTAGAGCGTTAGAAAATATAAATGCACCTTTTAGAAGTTTTTTAGAAAATCCTGGTTCTTTTGGAGCTTTTTCTACTCAAACAAGGTTTGCTTTAGCTAAATTAGGTAATTATTTTTTACAACCAGAGACTGGCAGAACTTATGATGAAAGTGATGTATCTATGCAAGAGATGCATGAATTCTTTAGACAAAATAATGCTCCTATAACAAATCCTACAAATTTAAATATGGAAAAAAAAGAGGAGGAAAATTTATTTCCTAAATTAAGTGAAAAACAATACCTTGACAGCATTGATGATTTACCACCACCAGAGGATTTATTTGGAGCCATTGGTGGAATGCCAGCAAATTTAGAGGAAGAGGCAATGATGAAACAAGCATTAGCTCAGTTACCTCCTGATGCTCCAATTACTGCTAATACATTGCCAAGACAACGAGGCTTAAGAATACCTGGACCTGGAATACAGCCACCTGACTATAGTGATCTGTTTCCGTTCGATCCAACTGGTAATTTAATAGCTAGTAGGAGACAAACATAATGGCAAAAACAGCAGAATTAGCTCATAATAGAATTGATAGTCATGAAAAACTATGTCGAATCATGCAAAAACAAACACATGATAAGATAAAAGAGTTACAATCACAGGTCACTAGAATAGAGAGAATATTAATAGGTATAGCTGGAGGCGTAATAATAGGTCTTTGCACTTTAGTTTTTTCTTTACTTAACACCCCATTATGATAATCCTTCATTAGTGAAGGTCACAAACAAATACAACTATAAACAATACACTCGGACAACGGACCGGGGACGAAGAGTTTATCTAGATGGTAAGGATAAACTACCATCAGTGACAACGATATTATCAAAAACCAAAGTAGATTCTGACGGAATTAAGGCATGGAGAGCAAGAGTAGGTGAGGCTGAAGCTGAAAGAGTAATGAAAGAAGCAGCCCAAAGAGGCTCTGTAATGCATGAAATGCTCGAGAGGTATGTGCACACCAATAACTTCGATACGCCTGCCCACGACGCTCCTATAGCTCACAAAATGGCTAATTTAATCATATCTAAGGGTTTCATCTATTTAGACGAGGTATGGGGTGTGGAACAGAATATAGCCTATCCAAACGAATACGCAGGCACTATGGACTGTGTTGGGGTATTTAGAAAAAAACCTACAATTTTGGATTTCAAACAGACAAATAAACCTAAAAAGGAAGAGTGGGTAGAGGATTACTATCTTCAACTTACAGCATATATTTGTGCACACGAAAAACAATATGGTAAAATCGATGGGGGCACAATTCTTATGGCTTCAACTGGCTTGGTATTTCAAGAGTTTGAGTTATCAGGAAGTAAACTAGATGAATACAAAGATAAGTGGTGGAAAAGAGTTGAAGAGTTTAAAACCAATCACGCACAACCTCGCCAAGAGTCTTTGCAGAAAGTTTAAACTTTGAGTCTAGAGCCTTTAATATTTTTTCATCAATTGTTTTTTCAGCGACAAAATCAATGTAAGTTACCTTTTGATCTTGCCCAATTCGATGTGCTCTATCTTCCGACTGTACCCGATGCTCTGCATTATAACTATTTGAGTAATAAACAACTACTCCAGCTTTTGTCAAAGTTATACCCATACCTCCAGTAGCAGGATTACCTACAAAAAATTTACACTTATCATCGTTTTGAAATCTATCAATTGCTTCAGTTCTTTGGTCTGATGTTGTTGCTCCATAAAAAGTAACTACAGATTCTACACCAAATTTTTTAGTCAAAGCTTGAGTTATTTGTTCAATGTTATGAACATAAGTAGACCAAATTATAATTTTTTGATCTGTGTCTTCGCAAATGTCTATCAATGCATCTAACCTTTTATTTTTAACATTTAAAATTTGACCTTCTGCTGATTTAAAATATCCACACGTTATTTGATGAAGTCTTAATATTTCTGTAATAACATTTGCAACTGTCAGCTCCTGGCCTTGAAGATGTGCTCTTGCTTGTATTCTTATATCATCATAAAGTTTTTGTTGTTCATCAGTTAATTGTATGTTTCTCTTTGTATAAATTTTTTCGGGTAGATCTAAACATTCTTTTTTTGTTTTTCGATAAGCAAAGTTTTTTAATTTTGCTTCAATCTCTGTTAGATTTGTAAAACCAACAGGCACATTAATTTGTCTGTTGTTTAAATATAGTGTTTCAAAAAAACAATATCTATTTCTAAAAGCGACAATAGAATTAAATCCTAAATGATTAGGATCTAAAAAATTACATTGCGTATACAAATCAATAGGATTTTTTGGAGTTGGAAACCCTGAAAGTATTCTTCTGTATTTAGATCTTTTTCTAAGTTTTAAAATATTTTTTGTTCTTCTAGCTTGATAATTTTTTACACATGTAGATTCATCTACCACAACCATTGCATCGTGTAAGTTGCAAAATGTTTCTGCCCAAAATGAGCCTTTGTCACCAGATAATGCCTCAACATTCATAACAAATATTTTAAGTTTTATTGAAGGTTTATGCATAAAATTTACCAATTTCTGTTTGACCATTGTGTTTTTCCACAACAAAACATCATATTCTACATTCAAATGTTTTGGTATTTCAGTATTGTGCCACACTGTGTATACAGATTTAGGAGCAATAATTAAGGCACCATTTATAAGTTTTTGTGATCTTAAAACTCCAATATTATCAAGTAAAACCTTAGTTTTGCCAGTGCCCATCTCCATAAATAAGGCATAAGTTTTTTTATCCCAACACTTTTCTAATGCCTCTAATTGATGTGCAAAAGGTTTTGTTTTAAAATTATATTTAGTTACCATCTCCCACGTTAATAAAATACTTGACTTTAAAAATCAATAGTTTATTTTCATCAGCGGAGGTCGTTATGGTAAAACAACTAGACATACAAAAAGTGTCAGGTGCTTATATACAAGCATCGGACGAACAAATCAAAACGATATCTGCGAAGTGTACTGAGCTTCAGGAAACAGAGAACGAAATAACAATTTTAGAAGAACAACTAAAGAAGAAGAAAAAAGATGCGTTATTTCTTTCAGAAGAAACAATTCCTAATCTTATGACAGAAGCAGGTGTATCGGCACTTGATTTGGCTGACGGAACCTCAGTAAAGGTAACTCCTTTTTATGGAGCAAGAATATCAAAGGATCGTCAAGAAGAGGCGTTCCAATGGTTACGTGATAATAATCACGCAGACTTGATTCGTAATAATGTTGGAGTATCGTTTACTGCTGGTGACGATGCAAAGGCTCAACACGTTCTGGAGCTTTTGACTAAAGCAAACTATAGACCCGTTCAAAAACAAGAAGTGAACGCCATGCAACTTAAGCAGTTCGTAAGGGAACAAACCGAAGCAGGTGTAACATTACCTGCCGATTTGTTTAGCATCTATGTGGCTAATAGAACGAAAATCAAAACAAAAGAGAAAATATAATGACGAAAACGAAAAACGGAAACGTAACAGTCAAGCCAAACTTTTCTATTGCATCTGTTGGAGAAGATCTAGCAGACAAGGGGTTTGAGCAAATGGGTGCAAAAGATCTAGCGCTACCTTTTCTTAAGGTGCTTGGTCAATTGTCTCCACAAGTAACACAAGGCGATCCAGCTTTCATACCTGAAGCAAGACCAGGCATGATCTTTAACAGTGTAACACAAGATCTGTTTGATGGGACTAAGGGTATTGAAGTTGTTCCTTGTTACTACAAGCTTGAGTATTTAGAATGGCCTGATAGGCAGGAAGGTGCTAATGCACCAGCTGCTACTCACTCAGCTGATTCTAATATTCTTGCGCAGACTACAAGAGATGATCAGAACTTGGACAGATTACCAAATGGTAACTATGTTCAAGAAACTGCATCACACTTTGTGATACGAGTATCAGAAGGTGTACCTCAAGAGTCTGCTCTCATGAGTATGAAGGCCACTCAAAGAAAAAAGTCTAAGATGTGGAACTCTATGATGAGAAGTGTAAAAGAAAAACGATCAGACGGTAAGGGGTTCTACACTCCTGCTATGTTCACGCAAAGATATTTGCTAACTACTGTGCTTGAAAAAAATGCGAAGGGCACATGGTATGGTTGGAAAATATCTCACATTGGACCTGTTCAGAATCAAATGACACTTGATGCTGCAATGGGTTTTTATGACAGTTGTTTAAAAGGCAATGTTAATGTGAAGTATGAACAAGAAACCGCAACCGCGAACCCAGGAGCGAATCCTGTACAACAAGAAGGTAAACCAGCTGGTCGACCATTCTAATGTTGCACAAATTCAAGGAGCTGTTCAGCGGACTTGATGTTGCTTACGGTGAGTATTATCTCAATGGAGAGCGAGACAACAAGACCGGTAAAGAAAAAGGTAGGGCCACAACTAAACGTGGCCCTGTCACTGACGAACTATTTCAAAAGCATTTAAACGGAGAAATAAATTTAGGTATCATACCTATTAGATCAGACAACACATGTATATGGGGTTGTATTGATGTAGATAAATACGATTTAGATCATAAATCATTAATTAAACAAATTAGAAAAAAGAATTATCCACTTGTGCCATACAGATCAAAGTCTGGTGGTTTGCATTTATTTATACATGCCACAGAACCTGTGTCAGCATCAGATATGATTGATAAATTACATGAGATAGCAGCTGACCTTGGACTGTCAGGATGTGAAATATTTCCTAAACAAAGAAAAATTATGGTCCATAAAAATGACCTTGGTAACTGGCTTAATATACCTTATCAACAAGCAGCTAGAACTACGCGTCATGCTATTTATGACAATGGTATGGGCATACCAATTCATGAATTTTACTTATGGGTTCAAAAAACTTTTGATAGTATTAAAATTGCATCAGACGGCTTTCCGGTTGAAGATGAGTTTGACCAGTTTCCTCCATGCTTACAAGCTTTGATTAGAAACGGTTGTGCGGATGGATTTAGAAATAATGCACTTACAGGTTTTGCGACTCTTGCTAAAAAAAGAAACCCAGAAGGATGGCAGAAGGAAGTGTGGGAAAGAAATGAAGGTTTCAATCAACCATTACCAGCAAGAGAGGTCCAAGCATTAATATCACAATATGAAAAAAAGGAATACCAATACAAATGCACAGATGCTCCTTTAAAAAATCATTGTAATTCTGCAGTGTGTAAAGAATTAAAGTATGGAATTGATAGTGTTGATTATCTTCCTACCATTGATTCATTTCAAGTTCTTAAAACAAAACCACCAATTTATTTTTTAACAATAGATAAAAAGACGGTAGAGCTTACAGGAAAACAATTAAATCAACAACAGTTGTTATCAGAACAATTATTCGATCAGGCTGACATTGTTTGGCAAAAAGTAAAAGATAAAGATTATAGAGTTTTTTTAAATAAACTCAAGTCGATGCAGCAACCGATCGAAGGATACGATGAAAGTAATGAGGCAGAAGAAGAATTCAAAGATACAATGATACAATTTACTCAAGAGACACAGCAAGCAGATAATGCATCACAAGTTGAAGCTGAGATGTGGTATTTGCACGAAAAAATTATTGTGTTTAAATATAGAACTTTTGAAAGGTTTATTAAAAAATCAGACAAGTCTGCAAAAAAATTTGAGATCATAAGCATGCTCAAAAAAAATGGCTGTACCAAACATGATTACTACGATAAACTAAAACTCAAATATGTTTGGTTATGTAAGAAGATGGACGAACCAATCATAGAAAGATCAAATGTATTATTCCAAAGAAAAAAAGCCCCTTTTGAAAAAGAAAACAATTAAGATTTTTGGTCCACCAGGAACTGGGAAAACTTATACATTGTTAAATAGATTGGATAAATGGTTTAACAAAGGCGTGCAGCCTAGAGAGATAGCTTATTTATCATTCACAAACAAAGCGGTAAACGAGGCAAGACATAGAGCAAACAAAAAGTTTCCTGGATGTGATGATGAAGACTTATCAAATTTTAGAACTATTCATAGTTTCTGTCGTAAGTTTAGAAAACAAGTTCCTGTTCTGGATCCTGAAATAGATATGGTGGAGTTTGCGCAGAATCTAGGCATGGCAAGACCTGCATATGAAAGTTATAACGGTGTAAAAGTATTCAACGATTGGTCTTTGAGAGTATATGACAAATCAAGAAATAAATTAATACCACCAGAGCAACAATTTGTAGATGAACAATTTAAAAGAGCAACTCTTCCAAAATTTCAATTGATTTATCAACAATATGAATTATTTAAACAAGATCATCGAGTTGACTTCACTGATATGATAACTCATTTTATAGAGAACGAAGAGGCACCATACCTTAAAGTTTTGATAATTGACGAAGCTCAGGACCTCACACCTCTTCAATGGAAAATGGTTTACAAGTTAGCAGCGCGTGCTGAAAAAATTTATATTGCAGGCGATGATGATCAAGCAATATTTGAATGGAATGGGGCTAATGTAAAAGATTACATAGATTTTCCAGGTCGTAATTATATTTTAAAACAATCACATAGAATACCAAAAGTTGTTCATGATTTCAGTGGATACATATCTGACATGATTAAGCCAAGAGTTGTGAAAGAATTTTTACCTTCGAGCAAGCAGGGACACATAAGAACTCATTCATCTTTTTTAGACATCGTAGATATGATTAGTCAATCAGACGGTGACTGGCTTATATTAGGAAGAACACAAGAGATAGTAAAAGAGTTAGAGGAACTTGCACGTAATGCGGGAGTATTTTTTCAAAACACAAAAGGTAAAACATCATTTGATATTAACAAATGGAACGCCATAAAATGTTGGAATAAATTGATGAATAAAGGTGTTGTAACTAAAGATGAAGCTGGTATATTATATACATATGTTAATGAGATCGCATATGGTTGGAGATCCATTGAAAGCAAAAGATGGATGAATATACATAGTGGTAACCAAATGAACATAGATTTTCTTCGAACCTTTGCAGGTTTGACAGCTGATCCAGGTCCCTGGCAGCAAGTATTCAACAGAAACTTTCCAGAAAAAGACAAATTTTATTTTGAAAAGATTTTAGAAAACAAGATAAATTTAGATTTATCATCAAGAGTTACAATCGATACAATACACGCCATCAAAGGTGGAGAGGCAGATCATGTGTGTGTTTATGAAAAAGCAAATTGGCCTGCACACTTCGGACACAAGATAGGGGTTGCAAGAAGCTCTGAAGCTAGGGTATGGTATGTAGGAGTTACGAGGGCAAGAGAAACTCTACATATACTTAGAACATATCATGAGTATTTCTTCCCATTGGCAAGACTGTATAATCAGTTTATAAAGGATAATTATGGTAGTGGCTAAAGGCGATTGGGATTATTCGGGAGAACCTAAACTTAGGATTCTATCATTGGGAGCTGGGGTGCAATCTTCCACTATGGCACTCATGGCTAATGAGGGAGCCTTTGGCCGCAAACCAGATTATGCAATTTTTGCTGATACTGGTTGGGAGCCAAAAAAAGTTTATGATCATTTAAAATGGTTAGAGACACAATTAGATTATCCTGTTGTGATTACAAAAAATCATTTGAAGTCAGGCAGCATCAAACAAGATTTAGAAGATGCAACAAAAGGTAATGGATATATTATGTTACCTTTCTTTGCTAAAAATACAGATACCGGTAAGATTGGTATTGGTCCTAGACAATGCACAAGAAATTATAAAATCACTCCAATTAACAGGAGAATCAGGCAACTCATTGGTTTAAAAGATAGGCAAAGATTTCCACGATCCATATGGGTAGAGGTGATGGTTGGCATATCGACAGATGAAGCTATGAGAATGAAACCTTCAAGAGAAAAATGGATTAAAAATATATGGCCTTTGATTGATAAGAAAATGTCCAGGCAAGATTGTTTAGATTGGTATGAAGGTAAAAACTATAGAAGACCTGCAAAAAGTTCTTGTATAGGTTGTCCATATCATGATAATACTCTTTGGAATGAAATCAAAGTTGAAACGCCTGAAGAATTTGAAGAGGCTTGTAGACTAGACGATATGATTAGACACACAGGTAAAGATCCAAAAATAGAAAGAT